CGTCCTCGTTTTCCTGCAGCATCTTGCTCACGACCTCAAGATCCATTCGCAACTGAATCGCTCCAGTAGTAATAAAATCAGCCTGCACCTGCACAGTGTTGTCTGGCGCGAACTGCACAGCGCAACCAGTCAGCACACCAGTGAACTCATAAAAAACCTCATCATTGGCGTTGGTAACTACACCGCCAGGATTGTGAGTTGTGCGTTTGATATAAAAACGAGCCTTGAACTGGCTGCCAACTCGCGTTCGTAACGACAGCTCAACCAAGTAGTTCGGCAGTTCTTGGCTGGTGTTGCCGGTGTACTCCCAAAAACAGGACATCCGACCCGAGCCAGACATCAACGTGCTAATCCTGTTGCGAAACTCGTCAGAAAGCGTGGTGGTATCTACGGTTTCGCGCTCAGTATTTAGCTCATAACCGTTGACTTGAGCCAACACCTTGTATTCAGCATTTTCAACCTTGACCCTGATAGGCAGATCGTTTGCAGGCGTTGCAAGAGCGGTTGCGTTAGTCGTTCCACCATTCACCGCATGGGCGAACGAGTCGTAAAGCCTGATGCCGTCTAGCTCATCGACGTGAATAAACTTCTTGACGCTGGTCTTGGTGTAGCTGTCGATAAAATCAAGCGCCGTTCCATCAGTGCTGGTGATCTCAACCTGATCACCGCTCAGCAGCTGGCCATGCTCAAAGTCGAAGCTAAAACGTTTCTTCGTTGCGTTGACATCTGATGGATTGATGGTGGAGCGCAAATCACCGCCATCAAACTGCCGCTGCAGCTCTACCTGACCATAAGTGCCAAGGTAAACACTCATGAGATCGTGACCGTAGACAGTGCTCCGGTGCCCTGGAACGCAATCTCAGCTCGCACAATGTCGCCAGTCGCCGCTCCAATCGATGCACTGGTTACATAAGCCGTCAGCTTGATGTCATTGTTATCCGTTCCATCAACCCACCGGAAGGTCAGCTCAACGGTGTCGGAACTACTGACGCCAGTTGTGCCCGTCTTGTAAAGCTTGTTCAGCAGATCGGTTGTGTTGATAGCGTTGTCGTCGTCTTTGTAATACAGCAGCGTGGCACTGCCGCTATAGCCCGAGATGCCAGGCGTATAGCTGCGAATGTTTTCGCTCAGAGTGGTGGTTTCGAGCGTTTCAAGATTGGCGGACAGCGAAAAGTTGACGACCTTGGCAAGGGTCGTTCCAGCAAGCTGCATCACGCCATCTCTGCCGGAGTAAACCTTTGCCATTACGCCACCGCTCGCAATGACACTGTAACGCTGCTAATACCCGGACGCACTGCCTGTACTTGCGGCTCGGCGTCATAACGCCACTTTGTGCCAGATGGAGCGTCCAAGGTTGATGTCGTTCCAGACCAACCTTCAAATACTTCAGAAGGCAAGGTAAAAGTGCGAAACGTGCCGAGTTGAGCGCTGTAATCGTCCAAAAACGATTCAGCATTGGCGTCGGTCACGTTGGCATAAGACAGACTCAACGTGGCGTTGACGCGCCGTGATCCATACAGGATCCGAACCTCCGCACCAGATTGCGAATTAAACCGCTGGCTTGGAAAGTCTCCTGGTGTGAACTGACGGCCTGTTGGCGTCAACGACGGAAAAGCCATCACTCAAGCACCGTAAAATTGGATTCGGTCAGCACGTCCTTAGCCACGATGCTAACGCCAGACGCATCGGTGGGCACCTCAACAGCACTGATGGACACCAGGCCGTCCTCTTCCAGATTCAAAGATTCAATCTGATAGACGCTGTAATCAGTACTGCCGCTGAGCAAGGTGAACAAAGAACCGTGGTACTGAGAATCACTGACTGCGTTGTTTGCAATCGTGATTGTGGTTTCAGTCACCTCTTGGGTTGTTGGGTTATAGACCAAGGCTTCATAGTCGCCATCTTCGACGGTCGTGATGCTGACCAACGTTCCAGCGTCAGTGATCGACCCGTTTGCTGTTGAGTTGTAAGTGCTCGCTTCTGTGATGACTCGAATGTACGAACCAGGCTGAACACCCAAAGCGTCAGGCACTGTTTTGAAGCTCACAGTCTTGGTGACGCGACGACGCACGCTCAACAGGAAACGAGCTGTACGCAAAGCCTGCTCACGGTTTGTGCAGAACTCGCTCAAATCAAACGACTGCTCTGTTGTGCTCCTTTCGTTTACACCAAAGTCTGACCAGTACACCAACGCTGATGCTTGGTACGGCAAGTCGTTTTGAACGGTGACGCGCCAGGTGACAAGCGCTCGGATGTTTGAGCGTTGTGAAACGTCGATGTACTGCAGCTGCAGAGAGTTTTCAATGATGTTGCCTGCAGTGAAAATCTGCTCAACCGTGATCGGCTGCAAGCTGATCTCATCGTTTGAATCAACCGGCAATGCAGGAATCATCCCGAATCGACCGTTTTTGATCGTGAACGAACAAAGCTGCAGTGGTGCGTTGTCGTAAATAAACGTGCGGAAGCTTTCACTGTCTTCAATAACGCCGTCATAAAAGATTTTGTTTGCCCTCAAGAACCTTGCGGTGGCACGCAGGGAGTCTTCGTCCACAAGCTCAGCAGGCACAACATTGCCAACGCCTTGGCTGGTGTTTTTTAACAGGTAGAAGACAAGATCAGCAAACAAGTTGCTTGGAGCGTTGTCACCTTCAATCAAACGGGTGACGTTAATGCCGGTCTGCGACCACAAGCGAAGCTGCTCGATGCCAGCAATTTCACCACTCGATTTAACAGTAAAACCAATAGTAGACATGTCGTCGTACTGGGCCAAAGTTTTATTGGAAATGTATTCATTAACAAAGGTCACTTCATGTTCCGGCCCAGAATCATTTGATTTGGTTAGCTCTGTGTAATGACTAACGTCTGCAATCTGAGAAGCTTTTTCAAAAACTCGCTCGCCCCCTTTAGTCGTAGAAGTAGTTACAACCTTTCTGCTTGTAACGTCGAACGCAGAGTGAACTTTGCTGTAACCGCCAGCATTGCCAAATGGGTTATCGGGCCTAAGGTCAGCAGTAATAGTAAATCGATCATCATTTCCCCCTTTAGACCAATCGCCTGTTGACTCAGTTACGCCGAATCGAACATTTGCCCAATAATAGTGACCTGGCAATGCGTCGTAATAACCTTGGCCAATGTCTTGACCTATCGTTCCATAAACAGAATCTGCCGTAATGCTTACGGTAATAAACTTGTCGCCGTTTTCTTTGTAGTGTCGGTGTTCAACAGTTTTTGTAATGCCGCGATTTTCTCTTTTTGGGGTGCCAAGAAAATGATAAGCCCAGGCATGCTTGATCAAAAATACACTTCCAGTATCGGACGCGATGTCAGTCCTCTCCACATCATCTGGAACCTGTGTCTCAACTTCTATAAATTCTGATTCGCCGGGCTTTGTAAACAGTTCGTCGTTGGTCGTAATGTCTCCAACTTTTGCCTTTATGCCTTGAGTCGTAATCTGAAAGTCACCATATTTGGTTGAAACAGACTCGCCAATTATTTTAGAATCATTTGTATAAGCTACGCCTTCGGACGCTTTCAGCACAATAACAACGTCTGTATCCTTGTTGTTAATGTTAATGTCCGCTCCAGTGCGCGGGATCAGTCGATACTCAAAATAGCCGCTAGTCTGAGGCCGAATTCTTAGAAAATTGCTTTGCGTAATCGGGGCGTTGCCCTGCACGCAAAAAATTAGTGGCATTTTTACAAAACCAGCCTGAGGCTGCCCATATTCCTTAACAGGACGAACGTGGACAGAGAAAAATGAAGATCGCTGGAAGTATCTATCCATGCGACCAGTGGTCAACGTAATGTCTTTTTTGTCGAGTTTAAATAAGCTGTCAGCGCTAGGTATAGCATTGAAATTGCATAGACCAGCCGCTCTGTTAAAGACTTGGCTCTTAATACCCAGCTCAATCACTTCTGCGTCTCTGCGAACAGGACGAATTGTCGCAACATTTAAGGCACAAAGACTGTAAAAATTTGGCCCACAATGTTTTCTAGGGTTTTGTGCCGTGCCTTCATCGCCCCCAAGCCCTTCTCTTACGTTTCTTGTCCCAGCAAGCCCTATCTCGGGAACCCCAAGCAATGAAACGCATTCCAGTGTTATCTGGATGCGTTTTTCTGCTGTATTTTCACTTCGACTTTTTACCACCCAGTCGCTAGCGCCCACAATCCACTTGGATCCAACAACTAGCAGGTCCGAGGCACGCTGCCGCCAAGATTTTGCATCGCCAATAAGATCCTCAAGGTTAACCTCAGTGCCCTTAAAACCTTTTTCTTCGTCTTTTTCTAGATCTTTCCAAACTCTGTCATTATTATCAATTTCAAAAATTGCGGTATCTCCTACGTTTACGGTAACAATGGTTTTATCTTTTACCTCTTGCTCGTTGTTGGATCCACTGTGCTGAATAAAGCCCATGCGACGTGCATAGGCTCTGCCCGTACCAGGTTGCCCAGACTCTGGACCTTTGATGTGCAAAACATCAGCGTCCATCCCAGCAATTTTCCTCCGCTTAGCCTGTATCTCTTCCCTAGCATCTCTGTTGTCAGATCCCTCAGTAGCTGAAAATGGTGCGCTGATAATTTCCCAGTTAAACCTGTGCGCTGTTCCATTATGAATTGGCGTTGCAGTGCCAAACGTTGTGTCGCCGCTCGGCACGTAAGACATCGAAAAGCCTGAGCTGAATTGGCCGTCGCTAGTTGGAGCGGTAAACACTTGGCGTCCTACCGTGCCAGTCGCTCCAGGGCCTTCTGTTCCGTACAGCTGGGGCGATGCAGGGCGATTATTTCCTTTCTTTGAAGACCAGTAAAGAGCAAAATCTTTATCGCCAAGTGCGTTGACGCTCTGCGTACCAAGCAAAACACCGCCCAAGTCAGGCTCGTCTACGCCAAATTCGCCGGCTACATAAACGCCTTCATACGCTTGATATGCGCCGTAAGCATAAAGTCGAGACCAAACCAGAGCTGGCGCAAGAATCAAACCGCCAGTCAATACGCCATCCGCTCCAGTACCACGCTTACCGAATGGAATGGGAATCGGCTGGTTTAGTTCAGCAAGACTAGGTGCATTATCAAAACTGGTTGCCTGATTAAAACGACTTGGGCCAATCTGATCAGCAAGTTTTTTGCCTTTAATTTTATTATCTTCAAGTGTTGGTGCTTTTGGTGCCAGCAAAATACTTGCGGCGGTAAGCAGCACGCCGACAACAAGGTTGACAACAAAAGCCGTGAATGGGTCAAAGCCTGTTGCTACAACATTAGGGATGCGATCATATTCAGCAGGACGCACATGCGCCCTTTGCATTGCATAACGGACAAACTTTCTATACTCTTCTTCGCTGCAACCAAGCGAAGCAATCAGCGATTTTTCGTACGGTAAGAGCGGCGGATCATAAGACTGCCCACCGGTTTCCAATCCACTGCGGAGATCGAATTGTTGATGTAGAGGACGCCACTCTGCCATAAGACTCCGAAGGCTATCGGCCTAACGTCCAGCAATGCTATGTCGCCATCATAACTAGGACGATCAAGCCGGTCACAATAGCGATTTAGCTCCTTCAACACCTCACGAGGCGTCATTTCGTACCAAGCTTCCTTCACGCCTGGATTGGCAATGCCTAGACGATCCAGTGCGTCAATGACCAGATGAATGCAGTCATCCTTGCCATAGCTGTATTTTCGGCCAATTAGATCACTACACACGGACTTGCGCTGTAAACGGAATGTTGCCTACTTGCTGACGACGCAAGCGACGACCTGGAATGTTGGCCTGCACTGCATCAAGCACAGAGTTCAGCTTGATTTGAATTGCCGTTTCGTCCCAACCGCCGGAAGAGCAGGCACCGAAATACTCATAAAGGGTGCGCTCCACCGCGTAGGTGTTTGAGTCCCAAAGCACCGTTGAGACCTTGGCAACGTAGGTGTTGTCTAAGGCTTCGACCACAAAATTGCGAGTGATTTGGGTATTGGCAAACTGCAGCGTTGCATCAAGGTTGTCACCCTGGAGTGTTGCCATCGCACCACCAAAGCCAAACGGCAAAAACGAGTAGTCACCTACGTTTTGGCCAACCGCGTAATTTTGAAATTTGAATTGGTTGAGCTGACCGCTACGGCCAACTTCAAGCAGGTGTCCGTAAACAAATTCCATCAGACTCCAATTCTCCGGCGAACAGCAGCTGAATTACGAAGCGAGCCCATAGCTCTGCGTTCACCTTCTGCAGCGCCCTGTTGTGCTGCTCTTGCAAGTCCAACCTGGAACTGCTCAGCGGTGACGTAATCAACGTTGTTGATGCGCTCTACGTTAAAGCGAACGTCGATTGGTGCGGCAACTGCTGTTCCACCACCTTCGCCTGACGTTCCAGAAGCGCCTGTTTCGGGGACAACTGCAGATCCGCGAGCACCACGCGAGTACCGCGCCATGCTTTCACGCATACGATTTTCAGGGATGATGTACTCGCCTTGACCGCCTTCTCCGACAAGAGCGCGAGTTGGGCTAGAGACAAAGCCGCCTTCGGCATAGCCAGGGATCATTCCACCTTGGAAGAATGACGGACCAGCCACGGACATGTCGCCATAAGCCGTACTGGGAACAGCGCTCGCTCCACCACCAGCACCTCCCAAAAGATTTAGGCCAATGCCCAGAATTTTCATCTTGATCTGGGCTGCAATCATTTGTGCAGCCATATCAAGGAAGTGATCCGCTGTGCGCTGGAACAAATTGGCCAGCGCTTCGCGAGCACTCATGCTGCCGGTGATTAAACCTTTAAATGACTCACTAAACGCATCTCCGATTGCATTTGCGGCAAGAATGACCTGATTTGCAGGGTCAATAAGATCGTTAAGAGCACCTTGGACGCGCTCCATCTCTGCTTCAATCTTGTCGCGCCCTGTTTCAGGAGCCAGCGATTCTTTAATAGCGCCTTCGGCCTTACCTTTTTTGCTGGGGAGTTTGTTGATCTCGGCTTCAATCTCCTTCAGCCGATCAAGCTGTGCCTGTAGCTCAGCAGTAGTTGCGCCCTCAGCTTTTGCTTTTTCGATAGAAAGTTTGACACTTTGGACCTGCTGCTTAAGTAACTGTTCTTGCTTTTCAAAGCTTCTGTCAAGCTCAAGAAGTTGCTTTTGAAGCTCAATCGCTTGTTGCGCTGCGGCAGGCGTGCTGCCCTCTTGGATCAAGCGAGAGTATTCTCGCTCGAACGCCATCTTGTCTTCATGCTTTTGCGTAATTTCATCTAGCTGACTGCTTGCGCGTTTAAAAGCCTTGTCAGCACGTTCCAGTTCCCGATCAACACCTTTAACAGCACGCTCAATCGCTTGCTGTTTTTTCCTGGCCAACCGATCAGCAGCACGAGCCGCCTGCTTGGCTGCTCTTTCAGCAGCTTGACGTTCTTTTTCTTTTTGCGCACGCTCAGCGTCATTTATGCTTCTATTTAGTCGAGCAAGAGCAAGTTCTTTCTTCTGCCCAGCCAATACCATTTCCTGAGCCGTTATATTTTCTTTTCGCATTTCTGCAAGAAAAATTTCTTCAATAACTTTTTTCTTAGCTGCAACAACGTCCTTGTTGAGAAGATCATTGCCTACCTTTGCAAGATCAATTTGAGCAGCAATCAAATACCCTTCCTCTTTAGCTGCTTTATTTAACGCTTGTTGAGTAATTAACTTACTCATCGAAGCCTCTTCTTCAGCCAGTCTTTGTGCTTTTGATTTTTGTGCAGGCCCTGTAGGAGCACCTAATTGTTGTAATGCGCTAAACGCACCAACTGCGGGCCCGACGCCAGGTAGCGGAGTCGCTGCAGCTTTAGTTACCTTTAAAATTCCTTTGCCTAATTCAGTGCTAGCAAACGCATCAAATGCGGCTTTAACACCAAGAATTAAACGAACTACTCCTGTCAATGCTGGTATTAACTCTGCCTGCAGAGCAGCTGAAACCTTTTCAAACTCATCATTTAATTTTTCAGTTTCAGTTTTGTATGCATACAGCTTGTCAACCCCACCCGGGCCTAATACACGATTAAGCTCTGCAACGGCCAACGAATACGCATCAGCAAGCAATCCTGCTTCCTCGTAAGAAGCAATTACACTTTTTGTAGCATCAGAAACTTTAAAGCCAGCGTCCTCTAAGCCGCTAAGTATGTCTCCAGTTGTACTTAAACTATTGGCAAGATCACCAGCTTTACTGACCAGTTGGTCGAACATTGTTCCCAACTGGGTTCCAACCAGGGATAATCCAAAGCCAAACTCACCGCCAATCATTCCGCCGCCAAAACCGCCCGCTGCGCCACCCAGAGACGCTCCTATGCCTTGGCCAAACAGCAACGGAAATGCACCACCAATCAGAGCGCTACCAGCTGCTCGTTTTTGAACCTGTCTTTGTTCTTCTAAACGCGCTCTTCTTTCAAAGACTGCGTTAATTTTACGCTCAGTAGCCAGCTCCCTATCAGCAAGAATCATCTGATCTCGACGCTCTTTGCCAACCTTTTCAACAGCCTGTAAACGGTTTAAATAATCTCTAGAAGCAATTTCAGCTTCTTTTGCAGCCTGCTGTTTTGTTTCAATTACCCCTCTGCGTATTTCTAGCTGAAGTTGTTTTTGAGTTTTATTTGCATCAGTAACGGTTCTATATTTTTGAGCAAGCGCTTCAACCTCTTGCGTCCCTTGACGCAAAGTTTGCAACTTTTGCGCTTCCTCTTGGTTTGCTTTTTCTGTCAGACGAAGAATCGAGGCATACACCTCTTCCATATCACTGGCAATTTGACCAGCCTGAGCAGTCATCCCCATCTGTGGGAGCAAAGACTGTGGTCGCATTGGCGACCTAAGCGCTGCTGGAACGCTTACGTCTCCGGGTTTTGTTGCGGAAAATCCTCCAAACCCTGGCCCAATCGGTCCTGCATATTGCGTTCCACCGCGCAAAGTGCCTGATCGGCCTTCGTTGCGAACCCGGGCAAGCAGCTCTGCCTGTTCGCGAAGAGCATCGTTTGCTAAGTCTTGAGCACGCGCAAAATCCCTTGCCGCTTCAGTTGCTGCTTTTGTGTCTAACGCAGCATTGTTTAAGTTTTTCCCTGCATCACTTAATGCTTTATTAAAATTTCTAACAGAATTTACTACGGTTGTGCCAGTAATGTCAGCAAAGTTTTCAATAAAGTTATTTAATTGATTAACTTTTATCCCTGTTTCTTTTATCTTGCCAGAAAGCTGGGTGATGGCTTGGCTGTTCTTGACCGCAACCGCGATATTTACGCCGTAGTCAGCCACAAGCCCAGACCAAAGACCTATTGCACCACTTTACCTCTTTCGCATCGTCTGCGCTCCTCGGCTGGTCTGCACGCGGTCTTTGGCTTTGTCCTCCTGCTCGTTTTTTAATTCAAAAAACGCAGCCCAACCAACAAGCTCCTCTTGCGTCAACTGAGAAGAAAGCTGGGCCACCGTAGTGCCCAGCTCCTTCGCCAGAAAAAAAATGAAAAACCAGCTGCTGTTAGCTTTTCAAGTCGGCTTTCGCTTCCTCCACCTTGTTCTCCGATCCAGAAGACAACATGGCTAGCTGAATTCCTTGCAAAACGCTGGCGTCTACAGCGTTTTTAAGTGCAGCCTTTTCACCGTCTTGAAACAGACGCTTGCCATCAGCGTCCAAAGCCTTTTCAATCATCATGCCCAACGCAAAATCGTTGGCATCATCAGAGCCTGCTTTTTTCTGGATCGACTCACGCTCAGCAATCGTCAAAGGATGCCAATAGACCTCAAGCACCACGTCGTCGCCATCCTTGACCTCATGCTTGTAAAGCTGGCTAACGCCAAACTTATTGCGAAGCAGCTCAGTGGCACGCATAAAACATTGTCGTTTCAACTAATATACTATACAACTGCCGTAAACTGGCAAGAAATAATTCCTAGGAAATGAGGACGATCTTCAAGCTCTGTTGAGCTGGGACCACTAACATCTAAAACCCTTGGCGAAACACTGAAAGTGTCGGTGTAGTTTGCAGCGTTGACAGACGTTAAGCCGTCGATAACCGACTCGCTAATCGCCGCAAGCGTTGCCGTACCAGCGGACTTGGGCACATATACGTTGCACTGAACCACTCCGCTGTAATAGTCCGCAGCAGCACCTTGATTTTGCAAGGTTGACTGATTGAACGTGATTTTCATTGACACGTATTTTTTGCCTTTGCCTGGCGTGGTAAATCGAACGTTGTCATAAACCATCGACACCGTGGCGTCTGCAGCTACTACCGCATCAGTTACGGCTTTTTCAAATGCAGCTCTTGCGTTTACTAAGCTCATTACTCAGATGCCTCCATGACCTTTGGACCGCCTTGATAGTCCGTTCTACCGCGCTCGTCAAATTTGACACCAGCGTAAATAGTGCCAAGGCGTGGCTTCTCTTGAAACGCATCATCAACAATTTTTTTCATTTCTCCCTGAATAAACGCAATGCTGCGACCGTCTTCCATTGCGTATTGCCTGTAATACGCTTGGTTGCCAATGTAAACCGGTCCTTTTTTGAAATTCATGCGAGGTATTTCAAATCTTCTTTTGATGTGATCCATGGTTCCTTGAGGCATCGGACCCCACTGGGTATCCTTGCCAGCGCTGTTGGTAGTGAGTTCTTTATATCTTTCGGCCCAAGGTGTTCTAGTTCGCCTTTGACGATCACTTTCCTGCCGAGACTCTCTCGCGATTGGAGTGTTCTGCCTTGCCTTCCAGCTGGACGCAAAATACCCTGTGTAGACAGGGCTATTCTCTGGTGTAGATAGCTTTAGAACTGCAATTTGAACAACGTTGTTAAAAGCCTTGTCAAAGTACGCCTCGTAATCGTTTTCAAAATCATCCAAGTCGTGATTTACAAGCTTGGCCATCAGAAAACCACCTCCACGATGAACAGGTACTCTTGACCACCCTTGTAAGTGCGAATGTCAGTAATCTGAGCAACGCGACTGGACCCTGCATAGGTAAGCGAGATTGTGTCTTCAAACGTTGGCTGGTTGTCGCCAATAAGGTCAGGCGTTACGTACAGCTTGGCCGTGCGTTTTTCGACCTCAAGCTCCTCCTCTGAACGCACAAACTCAACTGGCACCTGGATCGAATAGGCCGTATCCGTCGTCGTCAACGCTCCAGTGCTGGTGTTGTACGTCGGAGATGCCTTGCGGGTGTACGTGATCGTGTGATCAAACGACTTGCCCAAATCGGCAACAACCGACTTGGCAACGTTCTTGAAAAGACTGTCGAGTGCGCCTGCCATCTCAACCCCTCACAACGCGGAGAGAATACGAGCCACTGCCGCCCAGACAATAAGCCCCGAGATAAGACTGAAGCCAAGGATAAACGTCGAATACGTTGTTAACAGTTCCAGTAGCCTGACTAGAAGTGTTGTACTTGACTTCCATCTCCCCAAGCTTGACGGACTCGTATAGCCCCGTATCGCCGGTAGTCCCTGTAATCGAGTCCGTGTCATTAGCCAGTGCGTTGGCTAACTCATAAGTAGCGTATTTGATGTCGTTTGGGATCGCGGAGCAAACCAGCTCGACACGATCCACGTGATAATTATTGCGAGGCCAGCTCAGTGCTTGGCTCTGATCGCAACGAT